CTCGCGGTTCTGGCGGATGGCGTCTTCACGTACCAGGCGATCTTGCTCGGCGCGCGCGAGGCGAATCCGGTGCGCTCGTTCCTGATCGAGAAGCTCGGTCTGTTCAACGGAACGGTGGGCGTTGCGGCTGTGGTTGCGGTTGGGCTGGCGCTTGTCTATCCGATGGCCGAGAACGCGAGTGGGATCGTCGCTACTTGGTCTTACCTGTCCATCGCGCTCGCCTTCGGTTGGGCGGCTTACTCGAACATGAAGCGGGGCCGCTGACGTGGCGTTGACCGTGGAGGACGGAACCGTGGTTGCCGGGGCGGATTCCTACGTCTCGTTGGCCGCTGCGGCGACCTACGCGACGAACCACGGAAACACCACGTTCTCCGCTCTCGCTACGGATGCGCTTCGGGAAGCGGCGCTCCGGTACGCCACGACTTGGGTAGACAACCGCTACTCGTGGCCGGGGACCATCGTGGACGATGACCAGGCGCTCAACTGGCCGCGTGGTGGCGCCTACGACGCGCAGGGCCGGGGCATCGACTCCGACGAAATCCCGCAGGCGCTCAAGGATGCGGTCTGCGAAGCGGCGTTCGCTCACGTTACCGCGACTCTCGCGGAAGTCCTCGACCGTGGCGGCATGACGACTTCGGAGAAGGTCGGCCCGGTCGAGGTTACCTATTCGACGGTTGCGCCGCCTTCGCGCACGTTCCCGTTCATTGACCAGATCGTGTCCCGGATCGTCGGCTCTTGGACGCCCGGCATTGCGGTGCTCGTCCGATGAGCCTCGCTACCAATCTCCGCGCCACTGTGGAACGCCTCGTCGCGCAATACGGGGAGGACGCGATCCTTTCCGCCGTGACGGTAACGGACGTTCCGGCGAGCGGGACTGTTACCACTTCGACCTCGAACACTTCGCTCAAGGCGGTGCTGGTCCGTCGCGGCAAAGAGTTCGCTACCGAGGGCGTGGATATCGCGCTCCGGTTCGCGCAGGGCGGATCGCGGGTGCTGATCGGGTCCGAGGAAGTGCTACTCGCGGCGGCGGACGTATCGACCGCCCCGAAGCCGGGCGACACGTTCGCTTGGGGAACGTCCGAGACGGCCGAGACGCGCCGCCGAGTTGTCGATTTCGAAGTCTACCGGGTGCAGGGATCGGACCTCGCTTACGCGGTTGGGCTCGAGCGATGAGCGTCAACGCTTCGGAGTTCAACCTTGGGCTCGACGGGTGGAAGAAGCTCACTCGCACGCAGAGCGTTCTAGCGCAGCGGAAGGTGACGCTCCAGATTCTTCGCGGGGTTATTCGCGCGAATCCGGTGGACACGGGCCGGATGCGTTCGGCGTGGCAGGCGACGGTTGGCGAGGCCGCTACTTCGACTGCATTTCGAGCCCTTAGTGATAACGAAAAAGAGAGAGACGGAGATTCGGCAGCGTCCGCTTTCTCGCACCATTCGGCCGGAAACTCTCTCGCTACGCTGACTTTCGGTCAAGCCACTTTCGTGGTGAATAACGTTCAGTACGCCGGATACGTTAACGACCTTCACCCGACCAAGGCCCATTTTGTCGAGGCCGTCCTTTCGAATGTCTCCTCGCAATTTGGCGGTGGATCTTGAGCCGCGAATCCGAGGCCGACGTGATTCGGCAGAAATTGGTTGCCGTTTGGGGATCGGTTAGTCCTGTTTCTTGGGACGCCTTCAACGGTAGCGCCTACGACCGCCAAGCCGGCGTCGCGTTCATTCGCCCGCGCATGGAGGACGGCGAGGATCAGACCGTCTCCGTCGGCGGGCCTAGCGCGCGTCACCGTCGGTTCTCCTCGCTCGTTATCGAAATCTTCCGCCCCGCTGGCGGAGGCCAGGAAACCGGCCTCCAGTGGTGCGACACCCTGATCGCCGCGTTCTTCCGCTACGCATCCGGAGGCGTTCACTTCTGGATTCGCGGCTCGAAGTTCGAATCCGGGCAGGACGGGAAGTTCTTCAAGTGGTTCGTGATCTTGCCCTATTACGTGGAGGAGAACGCCTAATGGCCTATTTCAAGGCGCTCGGCCCGTTCGAGTTGACGTTCCGGAAGTCGAAGCAGCCGATTGCGGCAGGCGATTACCTGAGCCTTGACGACCAGCTCGGCCGGCAAGGACTGGAGCAGGGCGCGCTAGTCGAAGTTTCCGCCGAAGAGGCTAAGGCCGCTCCGGCTCCGTCGAAAGTTGAAGTCCCCGCCGAACCGGCTGCGCCTCGCGCCCGTCGGTCCCGGTTTTTCGCAGACGAACAGGAGAACTAAACCATGGGTGAGTCCAATCAGGTAGCAGTCCGGATCTCGGCCGAATCTGTCTGGGGCGAGACGCCGAGCTCGCCCACGATGCAGGCGCTTCTGCGGACCGGAGGCGGAGTGGAGGGGATCACGGATACCGTGGTTTCTAACTCCGTCCGTTCGGATCGGATGCGGCAGAACATCTACCGCACCGGAAAGCGCTCCGAGGGTGGGTACGACTTCGAGCTGGCTTACGGCCAGTACGACCTCATCCTCGAGCACGGTCTTTGCGGCTCGTGGTCTTCGGCGGTGGCGATGGCGGAGACGACGATCTCGGCCGACACCACGGACGATTCGTTCAACGATTCTGGCTCCGGATTCGTCTCGGAAGGAATCCAGGCGGGCATGTGGATTCTCGTCGCCGGGTTTGCCAACGCGGGAAACAACGGGCTCTTCAAGGTCGGCACCGTCGCCGCTGGCAAGGTCGTTCCGTCCGCGCGAATCGACCTGACCACGCAGCTTTACTCGACCACGGTTCAGTTGACCACCGAGGCGGCGGGCGCGTCGGTCACGATCAAGAACGCCGGAATGCTCCGCAACGGCACCACGGCGAAGAGCCTGTTTGTCGAGGAGTACCACGGCGACACGACGGACTTCTATCAGTACACCGGCTTCCGCGTGAACACGCTCGACTTGGAGATCGCGGCCAAGTCGCTCGTTACGGGCAGCTTCCGTGGCACCGGCAAGACCTTCGACCGCACCGGCGCGACGCTTTCCGGTTCGGTGACCGCCGTCAACGCGAACGAGGCGTTCAATACCTCTTCCCATATTTGGGGCATCAACGAGGGTGACGCCTCCTGCGCCGAGAGCATTCAGCGCATCGCCATGTCGCTCAACAACAACACCCGCTACAACGACGCGGTGGGCAACATCTTCCCGGTGGCGATCCCCTACGGCACTCAGGATCTCACCGGCTCGCTCTCGGTCTACAACGCGGCCGGCACCGACGCGCTGATCGACAAGTACATGGACTTCACCGAGACGGAGTTCTCGTTCGTGATTTCGAACGGCAGCTCGCCGCTCTATTACGTCCTGTCCTTCCCGAAGCTCAAGCTTTCTAAGGGCGCTCCGCAGGCGGGCGGGCTGGACGAGGACACGATGGCGGATTTCGAGTGGACCGCTTATAGCGGCGGGAACACCTACCAGATCCAGATCGACCGAATCAGCACCACCTAAGCGTTTCCCCCGTGGCGGGGGCAAGGCCCCCAGCCTCCCCGCCACTCTTTTTCTAATGCAGGACTGCAACTTTGTAGGGAGGCAGGCATGAACGGGAAGGCGCTGAATCTAGGGGTAGCGGAATCCAAGAAGCAGGCGGCCAGCGCGGCGGTCTGGTTTGACTCGCCTTACGGCGGATCGTTCCAGGTGAATTGCGATGCTGGCCGGGCGTTCCTCGCCAAGAAGGACCGGATCGAGAAGTACGTCCGGGGCCGCGAGAACACCAAGAAGAGCGCGGACCTTCCGACGCTCGACCAGATTGAAGTGGTGCATCGCTCCTACTTCGGAACCTACGTCGTCGGCTGGCAGAAAGTGAACGGCGCGGACGACGCTCCGATTGAGTTCACCGAGGAAAACTTCCTTCGCGTCTGTACGGCGGTGGACGGCCTGTTTGGATCTATCTCGGCCTTCATCAACGACAAGGAAGAGGCGCTTCAGGAAGACCTCAAGGCCCGCTCGGGAAACTGACCAAGGCCATCGAATGGGATCTCTGGTGGGCATCCGTGGACGAAAAGAAGCGCGCCTTCTACGAGGGCCGCGTTGCCGACGGATTGCCCTGTCCGGAGATCGAGAATCGGCCCGCGCTCGACGGGCTGGATTTGGTGGCCTACCAGGACTTCCGCTTACTCGAGACGTGCAGGCCGATGGGATCGATGGGCGTATCTCCGATTTCCGCGCTCACGATGCACGAGTTCTTCGACCGCTTCGAGTCGAACGCGGTGGGCGAGGAGTATCGCGCTCTCTTCGTCGGCCTGTGGATGGCGATGGACGGCGCAACCGTCTCGCACTACGCCAAGAAGTTCAAGGCGGATCGCAAGCGAGCCGAGGACGGAATCAAGGCCAAGAAGCGCGGACGGTGAGTCGTGGCTGACGCGCTGATTCT